AGCAGCTCTAAACCCAGCAGTAGTAGAAGACTAATAAAGTTCCTACCCCCGTTCAGCATATTTGAAAAGCTGCGGGGGTAGGCCTTCTAATGTTTAGGAATCCACAGTGGCATTAAATACAGGTCAGGAAGTAAAAGAGGGTCCGAAGCGTAATCCCGCTAACCCAAAACTTTGGAACATGCTTACTGCTCAAGCACGAGCTAAGTTCACTACATACCCATCGCCTGCTGCTGCGCACTGGGTTCACTCGCACTACGTTCAAATGGGTGGAAACTTTGTGGATTCAAAGAAAGAAATTGATCCACGCTTTAGAGACTATGACCATGAGAAGCGTGAAAAAGAAGAAAAAGCACGGAAAGAAAAAGTTACTAAGCCAGTTGGTAAGAGTAACATCCGTGGCGAACGCCAACGCGGTTAATAATTTTCTAGTTTTTATGATAGCCTTTGGGCATGCTAAGTAAGGTGGTTAAGTGAGCGGTATTGATTTTTCGCCTCCGAGTTATAGAGCGGCGTCATCCGACTTAACCATCTCCATTTCACCGCTTGGTCTTGTTGAGCTTGCGGATGAAGAGTTTGAAGTACATGGCCCCCGTCTAAACCGTTATTCGCTTAACTGGGCAATGTATCTTGGCCACCACTATTCATACCGCCGTCAAGCAGGCGAAACGCAGTTAGTTCTTAACTATTTCCGTGCGTTCACAGATTTTCTTATTAACTTTACATTTGGTAAGGGTGTTAGCTTCCGCTCACCAAAAGAAACAGAAGCTATTGTCCCCGACCTGCTAGAGCGTGTGTGGGAAGTAGATAACAATAAAGCAACAGTTCTTTGGGAAATTGGCCAGCAAGGCTCAGTATCTGGAGATTGTTTTATTAAAGTTGCCTATGAAGAAGCATGGGCGGATGCAGCGGGTAGACAACACCCAGGCCGCGTTCGAGTGCTTCCTCTTAACTCATCTTTTGCATTTCCAGAATTTCACCCCCACGACCGCGAGCGCTTGATTCGTTTTAAGCTTAAGTATCGTTTCTGGGGAACATCTCTTGAAGGCACACGACAGGTCTTTACTTACACAGAAATCCTTACGGACGACATTATCGAGGAATACATCAATGATGAACTTATTGACTCGCGCCCTAATCCGCTCGGCACTATTCCTGTTATCCATATTCCAAATGTTCGTATTAGCGGTTCTCCTTGGGGGCTGGCTGATTGTCATGATATTACCAACATTAACCGCGCTTATAATGAAACAGCTACTGATGTATCTGACATTGTCAATTACCACGCTGCGCCGGTTACTGTCATCATTGGAGCGAAAGCGTCTCAATTAGAAAAGGGCGCTAACAAAGTATGGGGCGGACTTCCAAAGGACGCTAAGGTTGAAAACCTTGAAGGCGGTTCACAAGGACTAAAGGGCGCTATGGAGTTCATGGCTCTTCTTAAGAAAACTATGCACGAAATGATTGGTGTGCCTGAGACCGCTCTTGGTCAAGCACAGCCAATCTCCAATACCTCAGGTGTTGCCCTTTCTATTCAGTTCCAGCCTTTGATGGCCCGCTATCACCAGAAAATCATTCAATACGCTCGAGGTTTAGAGCGCGTAAACGAGCTAATTCTTCTTAGCCTTGCTATCAAAGAGCCAGAAGTTTTAACATGGGACCCTGCTACAAACGTTAAGCTAAAAAGAGGTCAACTAGACCGCTTGGATCCACAAGACCCTCTTACCTACCAGTCTTATGTGCATTTCCCACAACCTCTGCCTCTTGACAAGCTTATTGCGCTTAACGAGATCCAATCTAAGCTTTCACTTGGTATTGAATCCAAGGAAGGCGCGCTACGTACTCTTGGCGAAGAGTTCCCTGCAGAGAAGTTAAACGAAATCCGCCAAGAACTTATGGATGACGCTGTTGCAGATGGCGCACTTAAGCTTATGCAGGTTCAAATTGAGCAAGAAATTGCTGAATTAACTGGAACTATGCCTAACCCAGAAACTGCTGGTAAGCCAGGAGTTGCAGGAGAAGCTGGGGCACCTCTGCCAGCAATGATGCCGCCTACAATGGATGAGGCTCTACAAGTAGCCGATATGGGAGAAGCCGACCTCCGCAACAAGTTGGTAACTGAAGCTTATGGAACCGTTCTCCCACAGAGGCGTAATCCAGAAGAGTATGAAAAATAAAAGCGATTTACGCTGACAATTTCATACTAAACAGCAAGAATAAAGATACATACGTTAGGTCATATGTGCTACGAGCTTAGGCTCATTCGGAAAACGACCCAGAGAACACAAAGGATGTACGATGGAAACTGCAGAAAATATGGCTGCTGCCTTTGAAGGCGAAGCCGGTACCGCTCCAGTTGTAAACGTGTCGGGCTTTGACGCTCCGGCTGTTACTACTACGACCGCTGTTAATTCAAAATTCTATACGGATGATGATTTAGCAAAGGTTCGTTCTCAGGAGAAAGAGAAGCTTTATCCTCAGATTGAATCTCTGAAGGAAGAACTTGCTTCTATTAAAAAAGAAAAAGAAGAGGAAAACACTCGTCGTGCTGATGCTGAAAGAGCAGAAGCAGAACGTCTAAAAGCTTTAGAAGAAGGAGAGTTGTCCGCTAAGGACCTCCTACTAAAGAAAGAGGGCGAGTGGAAGGAGCAGTTGGAACGTGAGCGCCAAGAACGTGAACGTGCCTTCGCTCTTCTGGAGCGCGAAAAGACTTTTGCAGATTTGCAGGCGTACCGCCAGCAAACGCTTGAATCTGAGCGCGAAGCTATCATTCCTGAACTTCTCGATCTAGTTAGCGGAAACACCCGCGAAGAGATCGATGCAAGCATCGCAGGTTTGAGAGAGCGTTCAGCAAAAATTCTAGAATCCGCGCAATCTGCTATGCAGAACGCACGGAGAGAAATGAAAGGGACGAGTATCACTACTCCTCCAGCCGGACCATTGGAAACTAATACGGAGCAACGACAGTTTACGGCTGATGAAATTGCAGCCATGCCGATGAACGATTACGCTAAATACAGGAGTCGACTTTTGAGCCCTAAAGCTCAGGGACAGACTCGCGGCTTATTCGGTTAAACCCAAAATCCCATATCCCAATAAACAAGGAGTCAATAAATAATGGCATCTGGTATTACAGGTACCGGCAACTTAGCCGCAGCACCTACAGCGTACTCAGGTACAAACACACAACTGACTCAAGCGATTCAGACAATCTGGTCCAAGGAAATCTTGTTCCAGGCAATGCCTATCCTTCGCTTTGAGCAGTTTGCAGTAAAGAAGACAGAACTAGGTGTTGCACCTGGTCTTCAAATCAACTTCATGCGTTACAACAACCTTGGCTTCGCAAGCGGCCTTGTTGAAGGTGTACGTATGCAGACAAACGCGCTTACAGCGCAACAGTTCTCAATCACTGTATCTGAGCATGGTTATGCTCTTGCAGTTTCAGAACTACTTCTAAACGCATCTTTTGATGACGTAATGGCTTCAGCCTCACGTCTTCTAGGTCGTAACATGGCTGTCTATCTAGATCAGCTTTCACGCGACACACTATATGCAGCAACATCAGTAATCTACGGTGAAGACCGCTCAGCTCTTACAGCTGCTAACGATTGGTACGGTTACGGAACTGTAGGCACAACTCGTGCAAGCATGACAGGTAACTTCCACTTGACACCTCACACAGTCAAGGACGCAGTTGAGACACTCTCAACCAAGAACATCCCACGCCTAGGCGAGACCTACGTAGCGTTTGTTCACCCACACCAGTCACGCCGCCTACGCGACATGCCTGAGTTCATTGAAGTAACAAAGTACGCAGCTCCAGGAAACTTCATGCTAGGTGAAATCGGTCGTCTATACGACTGCGTATTCATCGAAACAACACAGGTTCTTAAGGTTGCTGGCGGAGCTGGTACTTCATACACAACTGACACAACTGTTGCTAACCCAACAGTAACTGCTGGCGGAGGTTACATCACTCCTGCTACAAAGACAGGTAACGGTGGTTCAGATCGCTATGCAGCTCTATTCATTGGAGACAACGCATTTGGTCACGCTATCTCACTTCCTGTTGAACTTCGCGATGGTGGTATTCTTGACTTCGGTCGTGAGCACGCTCTTGCTTGGTACTCAATCTTCGGACTTGGTCTAATCACTGACCAGTCTGTTGTTATTGCAGAAACCAACTAAAAACTTAATAGGTTGGGGGCCCTTCGGGGCCCCCAATTACCAACTCACAGTCATTAATTAGGAGAATACAAATGGCAAGTAAAGTAAAGCCTACGGACGTCACAGGACGTGCCCGTGAGGAAGCGCTAAGCGCTAATGCGGAAGCACTAGCTGAAAGCGCAACAAGAATGAGCATGGCTACCGCCGAAGCCCAGATTAAACTTGAAACAGAAGTTATTGATGCAACTGTTCCTGACCGTCAGACTGTTATTGTGGATGACCCAATTCAGATTGGCAAGCAGGATGAGACAGTAGTTATCCGTGTTATGGAGGACATTGAAAATATGACCCTCGGAGCTGGAAACAACTACAACTTTAAAGCAGGTCAAAAGTACTCAGTAACTAAAACTGTTGCTACACACCTTCAAGAAAAAGGTTATTTAGCCGGAGTTATCTAGGCCTTAATTTATACGGCGGAGCGGGCATTCGTGCCCGCTTCTTCGTTTATACGGACTTTTTATTTTATCTCGCCTACCATTGTAGGGGCGATGTTAGGAGATGTAAGTGGCGGTATTAACTGATCTATTATCTAGACTGCGCCTCGAACTTGGAGATGCTCCAAAACAATTTAAATACTCGGGCTTAGGCACAGGTTCAGAAAAAGATTACTATGTTAATGTAAAGCCTTTAGATCTAAGCTCTTTAGTAGTAACTGTGGCTGGTACACCCGTAGCTTACCCAGCTGGGTATACCGTAGAGGTTGACTTAGGAGTTATTCACTTTGTTACAGCTCCCGCAAATAACGCAGCTATTGTAGTTACAGGGCGGCATTTTAGATATTTTACTGACACTGATTTAACTACCTTTTTAAACACAGCTATTGAGCAACACACTCATAACAAAACTGATAGCTATGGAAGTCGAATAACCTTAAGTAAAATCCCAGTTATTGAAGAGTACCCTTTAGTAATCTTGTCTTCTATTGAAGCTCTTTGGGCCTTAGCTACAGACGCCTCTTTTGACATTAACATTTTTGCTCCAGACGGTGTGACTATTCCACGTTCTGAGCGGTTCCACCAACTTTCTAATATGATTCAGCAACGCAGAGAGCAGTATAAAGAGCTTTGCTCTGCTTTAAATATTGGTCTATGGCGTCTAGAGATAGGTACCTTGCGCCGTGTCTCCAGACGCACTAATAAACTTACTCCGGTTTATATGCCACAAGAAATTGACGACTCTCGTAGACCAGAAAGAGTCTACATACAGAACGACATGTTGGGTCGAGACCCTCTACCTAGCTATGCTGGTGTTTACGATATTGCCC